CTTCACGCGGGAGTGCAGCGAATTTGGCCTTGTCCGCATCAGACCATCGTGCCGGCGGCTCAATAGGCTGCACGGTCGGTGCAGGTTGAGCAGCGGGGTCTTGCGCGGGTTGTGCCTCGGCCGGCGCTGGCTCCTTATCGGAGGGCGTTTCGGCCTCGGCGGATTTCGTGGGCTTGAACTTGCCATCGGCGTACCGCGTCGGGTCGCTCGGATGATCTGGCTTGGGTTCAGCCGTGGTGTCTTCGGTCGGCGGTTCCGGCGCTGCTGCTGCGGGTTCTGCCCCGTAGTTTGCCTCATCAAGCGCGCCTGAGATAATAGCGTCCAGTCCGGCAGGTTCAGGGGTTTCGCCCTGAAGGCCAGCTTCAGCGTCCGACATAAATTCTCCTGTATCGGGCCTAGTGTTCGCCGTAGACCCGGCGGCGTAGCTCTGCGGTGTGAGATGCGAAGTCGTTGCCGACTTGCTTCACGCCATTCGCTTGCTCATAGGCGCGCAATGATGCGCGAGAGCTGATCTCCTTGCCGTCCTGGGTGACGAACGGCGCAATATCGGACCAGACATGAAAAACCCCGCTCTTGGGCGGGGCCTTATCCTTCAGATGCCATTTGCCGTTGCGCAGCACCCACGTCTCACGCGCCACGCTGCACCCACTCGTCCGCGACAGGGATGGTGCTCACTACAACCGCCACCAGCAAAGGAACGATAATGAACAGCCGCGCCAACTCCGACAGACCGAGCGCTGCACCCACCCAATCAAGAAAGAAAGCCATCCCGGTGCAGATGGAGGACAGGGCAATAATAAGCGCCGCCATCTTTAGGCTGGCGCGCGTTTTCCATCTTTCAAATTCATCCCAATCATAGCTGCCGTTCATGCCCGCGCCTCCGGCTTTTGCTTCGCCTGCTTGGCCTTCTGAGCCATCATCTCAAGCCCGGTCTGGTGCTTCACTTCCGTCGCCTCAAGACCCAACTCATGTTCGCGTTCACGCTGGGCCATATCCATCTGCTGCGCCTGCTGGTCCATCGCCATGCGCTGCTGATCGGCCTGCATTTCCATGCCGAGCTTCTGCCGCATGAGGTCCATTTCCTCACGCTGCATCGCCAACTCAGCCCGCATCTTCTCCATGTCCATCTGGTGCTTGGCCTGTGCGGCCTGCATGTCCATCTGGGTCTTGGCCTGATCGGCTTGCGCCTTGGCCTGCTGCGCCTGCCCGTCAATCTGGGCCTTCTGCTGCACGGCCTTCAGTTTCTCTTGCTCGATCGCAATCTTCGGATCGGGCGGCTTTTGCTGCTGCGCCGCCTGTTGCAGCTTCAGCTTGGATTGCTCAATCACTTCCTCAAGCGAGCGGCCAGTCTTGAAGCGCCGCAACGCGAAGGCCAGCATCTCGAATGCCATATCCATCAACGCGGGCTGCGCCTGGATGATCGGGAACCACGCCGTTACGAACTCCGATGCCGCCTTGAGCATTTCAGAGACGGCCTGCTTCTCGGCCTCGGCATCCTCGAACACCGTCGAGTCAGTCTCAATATCGATCCGATACGAGCGCAACTTGTCGCTGCGCATGATCTGGATCATCTCAGGCGTAATCGTGCCTTCAACGCTCGGAGGCTGGGCCGGCGCCTGCTGTGGCATCCCCGGCTGGCCTTCCATCGGCGGGCCGCCATTATGGCCCATGGCAGGCATCATCGCCGGATCAACGAACTTAAAGCCCGTCATCTCCGCGAGCTTCTGCGGCTCGAAATGCTCCGCGATGATCTCGCACTTGATGCGCAGCGTGTCGCGAATCCACTTCTGAACCTTGTCCTGCCGCTTCTTCAGCCGGTTGCCGCCGAACTGCGCCTTGATCTTCTGCGCGCCCAACGTCTCGCGCGGGTCCGAACTGCCGCGCATAATGTCGGCAATCCCGACAACCTCGTAAATCGTCTGCACCCGCAAATCGCGCTGCTGGTGCAACTCACCAAGCACTGTTGCCAATGCCGTCAGGTCTTCCGCCTGGAACGCGGCAGCCAGCCCGCCCTTGGTGCTCAGGTCGGCATAATTGTGAACCGGGACAAACTCGTTGTCCTGCGCCTTGGACAACCGCGCCAGTTCCTTGAACGTCGCGTCGTACACACCACGGCGCTTGAGCGCACGGGTCAGCTTGTCAATGCGCGCTTCGATCTCATCCAGCCCATCAGCCTGGTCCTGATAGATCGAGAACTCAGCCTTGGGGATGAACGTGTCGTTCGCCGTGATCGCCTGTAGCGGCTCGGCGTTCGGGAAAAAGTCCTCCAGCCCATACGGGTCCGGGTCTTTGCGGCACAGCTTAGGCCAGTTCGGGACAATCCAGACGCGCTCACGCTTGGTCTTGTCGAAGATTTCCCAGACCTCGGCACGCTTGAACGAGTCGGGCACCTTCTCATCATCCGGCGCCGGGGACCAATTGAGCGGGATCGAATCCGCATCCTCAAACTGGTTGTCCCGCAAGTCCTGCCGGCTCATCTTGTGGCGGAACGCTTCCCAGGCCACCTTGTCCCATGTCTTCGCGGGTTCATGCCGGAAGTCGGTCCAGGGCCAGTATTTCTCGTACAACTCCTGCTTGGCGACGTATTCCTTTTCGTCCTCGCCCTGGGCAGTCTCTGCCTCATAGCAGACGCGGACAACGCCACGGCCGGGCAGCAGGTAATCCTCAATCGCCCGCTCTACGGCCTTCTCGCTATCGTAGGCGTCCTGACAATAGATCGCCGCGCGCTCGATGATCTCGGCCACCTGCTTGCCGATGGGATCACGGTCAGCGAACCGCCTGCGAATGTCGGGCTTCGCCATGCGCGCGAACAGCGCGGCCTTCAGCGTCTCGACGTTCGAGTAAAGGATATTGAATTTCTTATTGGACGCGCGAACCGTCTTGTCCTTGCCGCCCTTGTAGCGATCGATGACGGCCTTGCCGTCCTTCAGGAACTCGCGGCTGTCACGCTCGGATAGCTCGATCTGCTGCTGCCAATACTTAGCTTCGCCGTCAACGCCCTCTGCCTCGGATCGGGTTTCGATGCTGGCGGATTCGGTCATTTAGCTGGCAGTCGTCACGGCAACCCACGAGGTTGCGCCATCGGAATTGATATAGGCCCGCGTCGAGGAGCTTGAGCCATCCAGCCGCAGATAGAGCGTGCCCTTGGCCGCGCTATGGCTCGGCGCACCCGTGCCAGCCTGGAAGAACATCGGATTGGCGGGGCCAGGCCCGGCCGCGATGGTGATGTTGTCGGCGTGATTGCTCATTCGTCAGCCTGTTCCTGTTCGTATTCGGCCATCACGTCATTGAAGGTCTTGGGCTTGACCAGTTCGGCCAAGATATTCTTAGGCGTGTTCACGTCCTCAACCCAGGGCCGCGACATGCAGCCATAACGGGCTTCGTCGCCCGCATGGTCTTCACCATCGGTGTCCACGTCTTCCGGTCTGTCAGGATCGTGCTGCAACGCCGGGACGGTGCGGATGAACTCCGAGCACGTCGAGAACACGTACAGCATCGGCCGGCCATCGGCGCCGCCCTTGAGTCTGGCCCGCATCTGGTCCCAGCCGCCCAATGCACCACGAGAACCAACGCGGCGGTTATCAGCTCGCTTGAACCAAACCTTGCCGTTTGTGGCCTTCGCCATGCGCTCGGCAATGGACGGGCCGCCGTCTACCGAGAAGGCCGCCGGGTCGAGCACGCCATAGGCAATCAGGTCTTCGGCGTCACGGGCCTGAATCCCCAGCGCCACTTCTTCAGCGGTCAGCTTCAGCCCGACATTGGGCGCTGATGCGCCGTACCACTCGCGATAACGGATGAGCGCACCGCGCGGGATGGTTCTCCCTTGAATGACAGTATCGTCACCACAGACGGCCCACCAACCGACCGAGAACGGCTTGGCAGAACCCCAGTCCATGCTACGGAAGCGAAGCCAATCTTTCGGTAGTTCAAAAGGCCGGATAACGTGCGCTTCGTTCGACCAGCAATCAAAGAACGCCCCCTCGATAACCGACCAGTCGCCGTCGAGCCACGCGCGAACTAGCGTTTCCGACCCAGAGGCTTTGAGTTGTTGAACGTAGCTTGGCCCGAGGTATCGGTTGTCGCCAACGCGAGACGGGATATAGACCCGCTGTAGCCCGCTCACAGCATCCGTGATGATTTTCCATCCAGCAGGCGCAGGATCGATATACCGCGCCTTCACCCACTGATGGCCGGGACCACCAGGGTTGCCCGTCGCTCTGAAACCAACCGGAACGCCAGCGCCAGACCGCAACGTCGCCATTAGCTTGAGGATGGGCTTATCGCTCGGGAAGTTGCCGATCTCTTCGACGTACACGCGCGTATAGCTGTGACCCTGATAAGCCTCAGCATCCGCATCGCGCTCAAGATAGGCGAAGCGTAATCGCGCCCCGTTTGGCGCACGCCACATCTTCTCTTGTTCGTGGAAGACCCAGCCCAGCGGCGTATAAATCGCCCTGCTGCGCTCTATCGTCTCAATCAGCTCCGTCCGCTGCCGGCGGACCATTAACCCAATTGCGTGTTCGCCGTAGGCGTCCGCGTGCTCTAGGAAGTCCCCAAGCACTCCGTCTGTTTTACCGCCGCCACGCGCGCCACCAAAGAACGCTTCAAATACAGGGCAGGCGATCAGTGCAGTTTGCGGCCCGGTCTGGGCCTGCCAGATGGTTTCTAGTGCGGAAGATTCGGAGAGTGCTGCTGTTGCCATGTTTCAGCGTCGGCAGCCTTCTCTGGCACACGCGCCACGTAGCGATGGGTTGTCTCAGCCTCGATAAATTGCGTGGCCTTGCCCCAGCCCCGATCAAGGAGCGCCTGGGCAGCCTGAACACGGGCAGCCGGAGGCGAGTCGGCCTGGTTCATCACCCCCACAAGCGTCTTAATGGCCGTCTCTGTGTGAGCGCGCGCCAATGATTTGATTTCTATTGGCGCTTTAGCCACTTAGCTTTCTCCGGTCCTCATGATCTTCAGCCCTTGTCAGCGTCTTGGCTGTTATGCCGGTTTAATACCGGCTCCTGTGTTCTCTCTAGGAGTTGACCAGGAGGGCTAGGGCGGTGCTCTGCCCTGTTAAATTGGGCGCTGGGAAATAATCTCGGTCGTCTTTCCCTGCGCGTTCTCGATAATTGCGCGGTCAAACACCGGCGGGAATCCCTCTGGCCGCGTCGGCTTTCCGATGTCGGCACCAACATCATAGCGCGTCGAATCTCCTCCCTTTTGATGAAGGGTGATTTCCGCGCCGCCGGCCTTGTCCCGCAAAATGGTGAAACTATCGGCCGCCAGAATGACCTGGCGCTCGCCAGGGCCCGAATAGAGCTTGATCGTGAACATCGTGCTTCTCCTGCTGCTGCTGAAATAGAAAAGCCGACCAAGGACGAATGCCCCTGATCGGCCTATCCGCATTTGCGCGGGTTGTATCTCGCGGGCCGGGCTTGATACCGGCTTACGGCGGGCCTTGCTGGTCTAGCCAGTGGTCGATCCCCGCCAAGCTTCGGGTCCCCGCGTGTCCTTCCACGCCGCCGCGAGAATCATAAACCCGGCAGGATTTCTCCAACCGGGCGAAGTTCTATTTCTCTGGCTTGATGTTCCGATGGACCAAAGCCCTTACCGCCGGGTCATCAAGCCATTTGCGGACATACCCGTTTGTGCGGGCTTCCACGCCTTCGGCCAACCCGGCCGAATCTGCCGAGAACTCGTTCCCAACAGGCTTGCCCGTATCAACCTCAGCGTGCCACCCAACCGAGTCCGCTAAAAGCGTGTCTAGGCTATCGATAACCTCACCGCCGCCGGGCTCTTCCTCTTTGAGGGCCAAAATCGTCCGCCTGTTTGGCTTACGCTGCATTCATGAACTCCTCCCGGGTGGAGGCCCGGGAAGAATGGAAACGACGCATTTATGATGATGAAAATTCTGTCGCATAGTTCGTTACAAAAGTCAAGATTCGTTTCTCATTTGTTCACAGACGCATGTGGATAGAACGTCACGGCACGATCCCCCACAGCTTGCACAGCACGTTCGCCCGATCCTGAACCATTGTCATAGCCGCCGCGAAAGCCTGCGGACGATTGGTCCAGCCCAGGATATTCTCGCCGGCATCCTCAAATTTCCGCTCCTCACAGACAACCGCCGTGAGAACAGCGCCGCCAATCATCCCAGCCGCCGTAATCGCCTCGCGATAGCGCTGATGATGAAACACGCCATCCTCCGACAGATTGAGGTGGCTAAATCCCCCGTCGCCGCCGAACACACGGTTGAGGTCGGCGCCCTGCCCGTAATTCGCTGTCATGCCCGCGCGGTACCAGTGGACGTAAAACTTCCTGAGCGCCTGATATTGCCCATCGGTGATCTGCCCCTTGGCGTGCGCCCGCTCGATCGGCGCATCCCGCATGGTGTAGGCGCCGGTCTTGTCGCCACGGCCATAGAAGTCTCTGACCTCGCCGGTCTGACGGTTGATTTCCTCGGCGCGCCCTAGCCGCTCCTTGGTTGGCCCCCGTTCGTCCAGAAGTCGCGGATCGGTCTTATAGTCCTCTAGAGCCTGTTTGACCTTTGCCATTCATGTGTTCCCCCGATGGATGTTTACGCGGTGAGTACTGGATTATTGGACAACCCGCTTCGCTAGTCAGATGCACCCGGAACGCTGACCTCACGGTTAGTGAGAGCGTTCGGGGTCGCGAGATTCCATGTTGCGCACAACAGCGTGCCAAGCCTCAAATGGCTTGAACTCCAACAGCCGCTTGTCGCCGCCTTCACGCAGCCACTCCATGAGTTGCTGGTGAAAACTCATCATGGCGCACGAAAGGCAATCGCCATGTTCTTTGTTCTCGCTCATTCCTTGCTCCTATGTCTACTTACCGTGAGGTAGACGTTCCGAGTTGAGGTGGTTAGGCCGAAGGCCGGATTGTCCCAATCTCAATTCAAAATACTCTCTCTGACTCATCTCCTTATTCAATCCACAAGAACACTCATTCCAGTATTGATCTAACCAGTACTCACAGGTGGAGGAGTGTTCTCGTGTCATCACGCCGCCTCGGTAGGTTTCGCCGAGGGCCGGGGTGTCCAAAAATCTTCACAAATAACATCCACAACATCATGCGTTTCAGCCTCCCCAGTCGCCTTCCAAAAAGCAGCTTCAGCACAGGCCGCCCATCTGATTGCGCGGCCAGGATCATTATCTCCACTTACAATGTCCGGGATCGCTCCAGATATTTGCTCGGCGAGCTCCCGCCACATATTTGAAACGCGCTTGCCCGCCGCCATTCCATCAAAATCATCTTCATCCATCACGCCGCCTCCGTTGTGTTGACGTAGCCAGGATCAGTGACGATCAGGCGCGTCGGGGATTGCATCAAACTGCGCTCGCGAAATTCCATGCTTCTGGCAGAACACGTCGGCTGCAACCGGCGCTGCCTTTTTCGCCAGCCCCATATCGAGGCCAGCCGCTTGGCACTCCTCGATAAGCTGGGCGTAGCTTTTCCGCTTAGAGCGATCCTCCTCGGGACCGCTAATGAGCTTCTGATATTCGCGCTCGCGACGTTCTTTCTGTTGAGCGCGGCGGATCGGCTCCATTTCGGCCTCACACGCGGCCTTAACCTCGCGAGGCGTCGGCAAGAAATCTTGCTTGGATGGGATGCCCCGAACCACGTCAGTCACCCGCTCGATAACCTCGCGGGGGTACTCAGCAAGGATGCGCGTGATGCCCGCCGCGTAAGTCGTCGGGTCATTCGCCTCGCCCCGGCGGAAGCAACCGAACATCAGTTCCGCCCGATCCAGGGCAAAGGCCAGATGATCCTTGTCCAAGGAGTTGTTCTCGGACCGCCCGGATTCCATCTGTGGGAGTGTTTGCAGTTTTTGCAGCACGTCGGACCTCTAGCGTCGTTTGCGGAACGATTTTGACTTCCGGCAATGGGGCGCGCTGCAAAGCAATCGCGCGGGCTATGCCGTTCTCGAAATAGTTGATCCGCGACGGCGGCCCGTCGCGCTTCCGGGCAAGTTGCTCGCGGATAGACGCGGTTATCGTGTCGTGATCCCAGCCGGCGTTAAGCCACTTTTGGACCGTACGATTGGCGTCGTAGTACCCGGGCTCAGGGTTTTGAGGGTCTTGGCCAATGATCCGAAGAAGGGAATCCGAGAAAGCAAGATCAGGAGGCGAACCCCGCGCGTGATCACCCTCACCCTCCTTCTGTCCTCTAGCTTCTAGCTTCTGTGGTTTACCCCCGTCGCCAATATAATTGGCAAGCGGGGTTATCCCCTTTCGACGATTACATGAACGGCAAAGAGCTTGGAGATTCTCAAGATCGTTTGTTCCGCCATGGGCAATTGGGATTATGTGGTCTATCGTAAAAGCATCAGGTGCATTGCCGCCCGCCCGCTGCATCTGGCAACCACACCCCTTGCAAAGCCCAGACGATGCAGCCCACACCGCCTCAACCTTAGTTGGGTTGTCCTTCCGTGATATGCGGCGGGACCGCGCTTCCTTTGCTACTGAACCGCCAATCAAGTCAGGCGAGCCGCCCTGCTTCCCATTGGAGCGGTCGGACTGTTCCTTCTCGTAATCACGAACCATCTTTCGGCTGTAGATCGTTCCATCGGCTGTGCGAGAGAACACGCCGCAGCTTTCAAGCTCTGCGATAGCGTTGACGGTCTCACGAAGAGGCGCACCGGACAGGGATGCGAGTTGCTTTTCGTTCACCGGCAGGCCGTTAACGAGTAGATGGCCGTAAGGCTCGGCACCGTGCATGATGGAAATCATTTCCATCCAAAGACCACGCGCCGCCAAGGAGCACATGCGCAACGCCGCGTCGCCACGCCAGTTATGAGGATAGAACTTGAACCAGGGCTTCACTCATCCCCCAAGGCAGCCGCCGCTCTGGCGATTGTTAACGCCTCGTCATCAACTACTGTCGTCTTGCTCAACCGCTCACTTACCGTGAGGTCGCGCTTACTCGGCGCGCTGAGTAGCGAAGCGGATAGTCCACCCCACTCCTTCATAGTCTCATCAGTGATATGAGAGAGATCGGTCATGCCGCCTCCTTCACAGTCACACGACAGGCGCCTATGCCCTTTGCCCAGCGAGACGTGACAGACGCCACGTATTTCATGGAGTCGTTCTTGAGGACGCCGTGAGCGACCAGCAAATCCTCCACAAATTTTACACGGTTGGTAATGTCGGACTGTACCGAACACGCGCTTTCATCGACCTCAATCAGCAGGTCAACGCGGCGGGTTAATGCGACTGGCTTCTGCCGGCGAAGCATCTGTCCTGCCTCCACCTTCCAGGCGTCAACCTCTTTTGTTTTTGTCCGACCACCCCATTGATTATTGAAATAGCCATTGTTCGAGCTTGGCGGCACCGGAAGATCGTAGGTCATACTGCGACCCCCGTAAGTTTCCTGCCCGGCAGAAATGCCGCCTCGCCAAGATCGGCTGCCTTCTCACGCGCGATCCGACACCACACCTCCGCTTCCTTAAGCGCCCCTGCCGTGTTCGCAACTTCCCGCATGAGCGGGACACATTTGCGGACGGCGTGAAGAACTGTTGTGTGATCGCGCCCCCCAAAGCGCCGTCCGATTTCCGGCAGAGAGTGGAGGGTTAGCGCCTTTGCAACCGCCATCGCGATCTGGCGCGGGCGAACAACCTCGCGTGTGCGCCGTGCTGATAAAAGATCGTCGCGGGTAATACCGAACTCAAGTGCGATTTGCCGCTGCACGTCCGCAATCGTCGGGCGGGACTCGCTGGTGAACATTTCCAATTCGAGATTCGCCAGAATCGCGGGCAGGCACTTGTTCACTGGGCAGCGACGAGTGACGGCGAGGTTCACAAGGATCGGATCAATAACCTTGAGGGCGGCGGTTACGGTTTCCCGCGTCACCTGGAACATGACAGCCACGTCTGGGAGCGTCGCAATTTCAAAGCGGACGGACAGCGCTAGAACCAGCTTGCGGGCCTGCACCACCCGGTCAATCGGCGCGCCGTTGATAATCTCATCCCGCGAGACCTTCAGGTTTTCGGCCACGGCATTGATAATCCGCGCATAGGCAAAAAACGGATCAACAATGATGGGATTCGCGGGAACGATCGGAGCCGCTTCCACATTGACAATCCGCTGCGGCTGCGGGGCTAATTTCCGCAGACGGTCACGCGCGGCTTTCGTCCGCGCCATGATCGCGTGAATGTCCTCGTTGGATTCTTGCAAACTCATACCATCCCCCGATGTTGTCGGTTTGTTCAGTTAGCCAGCAAGGTTCAACTTCTGAGCGCGAACCAAGTCGCTGAGCGTTAAGTAGTCGCAAGCGGAAACGTCTGACGTTTCGAGATAAAATAGGGACTTGATTGTCCGGGGCGGGATGCCGCTCAGCCTTGCCACTCGGGCCAACTGATCAGCACGAGATTCGTGCGGCATGTGCGGAAGGCTGAGCCGCCAAATCATGTCTCGGCTTTCGTCCCGCAGTCGATCATTGAGAGCATCCCGTGCCGAATAGGCGGTCATGCCCACTTCGAGAGAAGGAAACTCGACTTTCCCCGACTGGAGACCCGCAATGAAATCAAGGATTTCTTGCGCCGGTGAGAACCACTCCCCGGTTAAGCGATAACGAGAGAAACGGAGATGCAGCGCACGTTCTGTCTTCTTCCATCCCGGAATGTGGTGGAGCAGGTACAGGTGGGCATCGCTGCCGGTCTGCAAGATAGCGAGACGACTCTGCGGCTTCCGCGCGGTGCCAATCTTAATTGGACCGTTTTCATCCCGCTGGATAAAGTAGACCGATCTCATCGCGAGCCGCCCCCACTCAGGAGCGACGAGGCCCGCGAAAGATGCGTCTCAATCTCGCTAATTTGCTCAGAAGCAAGGTGAGCGCCGCCTTGCCGAGCGATTTCCAGCTCATGCGTTAATCTCGCTATTTCGGATTCAAGCTCACGCACTAACAACGCCTGAAGCCGCCCCCGGATCGTGTCGTCAATCCGCTTGACTCGCCCCCGAATTAAATTCTCGACAGTCCCAAGCCCAACCTGGAGCTTGCGGGCCAGTGTTTCACGCGCCGATTGACTGGAAACACCCCGCAGGCGTTCCCGGCGTTCTAGCGTCTGAGCGATCGATATTGCACTTGTCATCGCTGGCTTCTTTGTCCCGAAATCTGGCGACATTCTCCGCACTCCCTTCGCTATGGTTTGATCCATGACGAAGGCACTCACAGTCTCACCGCAGTTGATGGCCTCGCGTGTGGTCCAGTCGCTCTTGCAGGAGCGCAGGACCAAGCCTGTTACCGTTTGCGTCGTATTGAATTTTGAACGAAGGACTGAGACGCGCGACCAACATCAGCGCGATCAACAATGCAGCGACAAGGATCGCACGTCCTTCAACCGTCATGACGCGATCCCCCTCGCGTTATGAAAAGGCGCGCGGACGCGGCAACGAGTCTGAAGTACCGCACTCCGCGCGCCAGTCTTCCGATGCAGGAGGGAGGTGGAGGGCCTTGCACCGGGAAGGAAGTTCAAAACAGCAAGCGGGATTCCCGCACGCTCACCGCAATTTGAAGATGGAACATGCAACCGACGCGCGTTTATACTTCCTTCATATTGGTGAAGGAGCGCGTCATGGGTTCCATCGCAAAGAAGGACGGCCCGCCCCTGTGCGAACCCGTCCATATTCCGACCGTGTATTGCTGCGGTATCGAACCGCCGACCAGACTTCCGGGAAATCTGTTCCTGTTTCTGTATTGGGAAGAACGCGACGGGCCGAACGGCCGGGAGCGCGTGATTGTCGATCGACAGATTTGGCCGATCAGTCGATTGGCGCAGGCGATCAGAGTGACCAGCCTTGCCCTCGCGGATATTCCGCTTGTCGCGGAAGACGATCGGGTGATGGTGATGAACTGAGGCCGTCATTCTTCGGCCCCGCGCTTCAAATCAAATTTCAGGATGGTGGCGGGATCAATGCCCGTCACTTCCTCGACTTTCGGCAGAAGGGTCTTTCGAACGGACCTTGTGCCGGATTCCCAGCGGCCGACCGTCACCTCCGACACGTCAAGCTCTTTGCCGAGAGCCTTGCGCGTCAAACCCTTGGATTCGCGATAAAGCCGTAAGGGGTGCTTGCCAACCATACACCGTATCTAAACCAAAACGGTAGGCTCGTCAATAGGGCCTCTTACCGATTTGGCGCGGTGACATGTACCGAGATGGTTGGCAGGTTATCCACATGGTTACGCGAATTGGCCCACGGCGCCCGAGACGGACTTACATTGCCGAATGGCGCGAGAGCCGGGGTTTGACCCAAATAGAGCTGGCGGCCCGTCTGGAGACCACAGACGTGACGATCTCGCGCTGGGAGACCGGCAAGCGGCAACCGGATATAAACGCGCTGGCGGCCATCGCTGAGGCTCTGGACGTGGATTTAACGGACCTCTACCGGCACCCGGACCAGCCCAGCGCAGACGCACTGCTGCGGGACCAGCCGCAGGACGTGCGGGAACAAGCGATTAAGCTGATAAAGGCTATTCGGAAGGCCGTTTAGGACCGCGCCAGGCTTGGACAGCCAAGTAAATCTGCCGGTACCATTGATATATTAGGTACAGTAGGAAAACCGCGACCCCGAGGCACGCCCCTATAGCGAAAATGGCGGTGAACGGGATCGGGTAGTGCCAAATGGCGATTCCGAGGTCGCCGAGGCCCCGGAAGAAAGCCCGCACATACTCGGAAATTTCTGCCAGCGACATAACCAGCCCTCGCCCCTGGCGCACCCTACCGAAAATCCCCCGACCACAACACGTTGATTCTCCACGACTTTATTCTTATTACCATTTTGGATAAGTTTTTTCTGTCTGCCCTATTGCAATCCTACCGTTTTGGTATAGTCTCTCTCCATCGCATCGGGCATAGCCCCGGCAGGGAGAGAGAATATGAAGGAAGATTTGGGGACAACCACCTCCTCCATTCTCAGCAATCAGCCGACTGGTGATCTGAGAGTTGAGAACGTTGAAGATTACGTTCGCGAGGCCATTGACCTTTTCCTTCGCGATCCCGCCGACAGCGATTTCCAGCGCGGCTACTTCTGCGCGCTCGTCAACGTCGCACTTGAGGGTCTCGAATTACCGATTGAGGGCAATCTTGACGTTGCCCATCAGCAGACATTGCGGATGGCAGTCACGCCGAGTGAAACCGGCCTGACGCCGCAGCAGCTTCGCGAGCAGCGGGACGAGTTGCTGGCGGCGGCCAAACTCGCGCTGACTGTGATGGCGGCAACGCAGCGGGGCCGGTCATGACCCGCGAACAGAAAATCCAATTCGATGACCTGATGGCAACCGCCGTCACCGCGCTCAATCAGGCGGTCGCCCTCGCTGGCATTCACTCTCTGCCCGGTCAACACGCCCTCGCCTGCGCCAACCTCGCAAAGATCAAGATGCATTGCATCGGATCATATGCGGATGGCGATGATTTACGCGCTCTGCATGGAAACGTGACCGACCTGTGCCGCGCCATTGATCCTCTCATGGAGATGATTGGTGAGGAAGCGGCGGACAACGCTACCCGCCATTTCGACCGCGAGGTTTTCAAGGACGTGATGTTCAACGCTGTCGATGGCATGGCGCTCTATGAACTTCGCAACGCTGCCGAGAATGCAGATGAAGATGCAGCGGAGAACGAAGAGAACGACCGCGCTGACGATTATTACAAGCTCAACCGCGAAATGATGGGGGCCTAATCGTGGGAATCAAATTCGACGTTCTCAATCGCTTCTCCGGTGCCGTCCAGTTCACGGCAGAAATCGAGTGCGACGAAAACGAGGCGACCAGCGTAAAGCTCGGGCTGGCGGTGAAGTGGGCCGTTAAAGCGCGTGCCGACCTCGCGGGTGCCAACCTCGCGGGTGCCTACCTCGCGGGTGCCGACCTCGCGGGTGCCTACCTCGCGGGTGCCAACCTCGCGGGTGCCAACCTCGCGGGTGCCAACCTCGCGGGTGCCTACCTCGCGGGTGCCTACCTCGCGGGTGCCAACCTCGCGCGTGCCAACCTCGCGGATGCCAACCTCGCGGGTGCCAACCTCGCGGGTGCCAAGGGCGCAGAACTTGCCATTGCCAAGACGCGCATCCTTCCTGACGGCGATCTGATTGGCTGGAAGAAATGCCACAACAACGTCCTGGTTAAGCTTCGCATCCCAGCTGACGCCAAGCGTTCCAGCGCATTTGGCCGGAAATGCCGCGCAGAATTTGCGGACGTGCTGGAAGTGATCGGCGCCACCGAGGGAATTTCGCAGCACGACAGCGAAACAAAATACATAGCAGGTCAGCGCGTCACGCCCGACAAGTTTGACGACAACTGGCACGAGGAATGCTCGTCCGGCATTCACTTCTTCATTACGCGCCTTGAAGCCGAGAATTATTGAGGCTGGTCATGAATGCGATAACACGCATGATCGATCTATTCGGCCTCGTCACTCTAATTCTAGTCGTCTATGGCGGGGTGATGCTGCTGGAGGTCGTCACGAAATGACCCGCCTTGAACAAATCCAGGAAAGCAAGCGGCGGCTTCTCAGGCTCCAACGTGAACGCCGATGGAAAGACTACACCGTCGAGCAGATCAAGTTGAAGAACATGATCAATCGGCAGCTGCGGTTTGAAATCAAGATGGATCGGAGAGCATCATGAAGGATATGGGACAATCCGCTCGCGAAACGCTCGCTCCTCAGATCAACGAGCCTCATCAGCCAGCGGTTAGCAACAGCGAGCAAGGTGCGTTTACGCCGGGGCCATGGCGTCTGCATTCAAACCTTACTGACCGTATTTGCTCGGGTCCGATTGGACCGGAAGCTATCGATATTGCTGATTGCTCGGCCGTCCGGCGTCCCGCATCTTCGGGCGAACTATCCGCCAACGCCCGCCTGATCGCCGCCGCTCCCGATTTGCTTGCTGCCTGCAAGGATTGTCTTGGAAACCGGGGTGACTGGCTAGATGTCATGGGCGCCGCGATCCGCCGCGCGGAGGGCCAATCATGATCCGCTCTGAATCCTTGAAGCAATGGGATGGGACAGTCGCGCCCAACCTCTCGGCCATCCGAGGCCGGTGCGAGTGGCTGGCCTATTACTCGCGCGATCTCGTCTCGCTAGTCGCACACCTGCCGGTGCGCCCCGCATGGGAAACGCAAGCACGCGATGATTTAGACACGGCGGAGCGTGAACTGACGATTGCGCTCGCGAAGGTCAAAGAAGCACAGCGCCAGTACGACAACCTGCCGCGAATGATGGATGCCCCAGCCTTAGAGGCTGCGGAATGACCACGTTCTGCGAGAACTGCGATCACGTCCACGCGGAAAGCCGCAAGCGGAGTCCGCAATCCTGGGTGTGCGTCAAGTTTCCTCGCTTGGAAGGTCAAGGCTTTGTCGCACCGAAGGTGTGGGCGGAAATGGAGCCGTACATGCGGTGCGTAAACATCAACGGCGGTGCCTGCCCTTTGTGGGCACCGCAGCGGAACGGCCAGAAGGATAACGGGCTATGAATTTCTCCGGCGCACAAAAGACGATGCTGGCTGAGAAGCTGTGCACAGACAAGGTAAAGACACGCGATCAAGGTGGCCGCAAGGTTTCCTATATCGAGGGTTGGCACGCCATCGCAGAAGCCAATCGCATATTCGGGTTTGATGCGTGGTCGCGGGAAACTGTTGAATTGCGCTGCGTTGCGGAGCGCGAGCGGAAAATCGGCCGCGATAACAACCCCGGATGGGGCGTGTCCTATATCGCCAAGGTCCGCGTCACCGTAGGTGATCTTGTTCGCGAGGGCTGCGGCACCGGCCACGGGATCGACCGTGACTTGGGGCAGGCGCATGAAAGCGCGCTCAAGGAAGCCGAGACGGACGCGATGAAGCGCGCCCTCATGACCTTCGGCAATCCGTTCGGCTTGGCGCTGTACGACAAAGAACAAAACAACGTGGCCGCGCCGGTTGACGAGTCCACAAGGGCTTACATCGCCGCCTGTGAGTTGGCGATCAGCACAGCGACGAACGCCAAGGAATTACACGACTGGTGGATGAGCGATGCCGAGAAATCAAACCGCCGAGCGATTGGACTTGAAGCCGAAGAAGTGGCTCGGCTCAAGCAACTCGTTCTCGACAAGAAAGAAGCCCTGAAAACTCAGACCAAGGAAGCAGCGTAATGGCCGGATCAGTCAATAAAGTCATCCTACTCGGGAACGTCGGCAAGGACCCCGAGGTGCGCCGCACTCAGCAAGGCGCCCCGATTGTCACCCTTTCTATCGCGACCTCGGAAACCTGGCGAGACAAAAACAGTGGCGAGCGCAAGGAAAAGACCGAGTGGCATCGCGTGGTGATCTTCAACGAAGGTCTCTGCAAGGTCGCGGAGCAATACGTCAAGAAGGGCAGCAAGCTCTATATTGAAGGCGCGCTGCAAACCAGAAAGTGGACCGACAAGGACGGGGTTGAGAAATACTCAACCGAGGTCGTCCTGAACGGCTTCAACTCGGTCCTCACGATGCTCGATGGCCGCGCCGACAGCGAAACCGAGCGCAAGAACGACATGCGAGCGGACCACGCCAAGGACGCCAAAAAAGCGCCAGCCGAAGACATGGACGACGAAATTCCTTTTTGAGCCATGAAATTCCTCGCCGTGAAGCATCTTGGTTCGCTCAAGCCCGCAGACGATGCGGGGGCGCAAGAGCTTTCAAAGATCGCTCACGGCGAGTTCGTCCAGGTCGAGATCAAGAGACCGCGCAATATCCGCCATCACCGCATGTTCTGGGCACTGATGACCATCGTTTGGGAAAATATGGATCAGGAACGCTACCCGTCTGTGGAGGACTTTGTGGCGGCCGTGAAGATCGCGGCTGGTCTGCGCACGCGCATTGAGCTTCCGAACGGTGACGTGGGGTTCATCCCCGGCAGCATCGCCTTCCACAAGATGGATCAGGCCGCGTTCTCTGAGTTCTATGACCGCGTATGCGACTTGATCGCCAAGCACTTCCTGCCCGGCGTTACGGCGGATGAGCTTCGCAATGAAGTCTCGCTCATGATCGGGGTGAGCGCATGACCCGCAGCGTCGAGGAATGGATCGGCAAGACGGATGACCAGGCGATCCCGCCTCGCGTGCGACTACGGGTTTTCGAGAGGCATGGCGGCATTTGCCATCTGTCCGGTCGGAAGATCATGCCGGGCGATGCGTGGGATGTGGATCATGTAATCGCTCTGGTCAATGGCGGCGAGCATCGGGAGTCGAACATGGCCCCCGCGCTGCGCACCGAGCATCGGAAGAAGACTGCGCGTGATGTTGCGCAGAAAGCCAAGGATCGGCGCATCCGGGCGAAGCATTTGGGAATCAAGAAGCCGAGCCGCTTTGCAACGGCGCGGAATGGCAAGTTCAAGCAGAAGGTCGGCGGCGGAATCGTGCCGCGTCAACATCGGGGATAGGACATGAACTCGGTATCTTGGTTTATTTATCTTGGTGACGTGGCTGGCCGAACCAGTGAGGCAGTTTCCAGCATTCTACTTGGCACCGTAGTTGCCGCCTGTTTCGCGGCAATATTCAGCCCGTTGGCACTAATGATGATGGATGACTTCAAAATATCGAAGTCAGACATAAAGAACCGCGTTGTCCGCGCCCTGAAGCCAATAGCATTTGGCTACACAGCTCTCTTTATCCTTTATCTGTTTCTTCCGTCGCAGAACGCACTCTATGCCGTCGCCGCATCAGAGATTGGCGAGCGCGTCGTGCAATCCGAGCAAGTGCGCGGCGTTGCCGATGATGCCACGAAGGCGCTCCGCCAGTGGATCAAGCGTCAGATCGAACCTGAGAAGCAACAGAAATAGGTCTCACTTACCGTGAGGTCGTCGTTCTGGATTCACCTGGTTAGCGAAGCGGATTGTCCACATGTCTTCTCAATCAATACAGACCCACCTCGATCCAGCGACGGTAGAGGAATGCGCGAAGGTGGCGGAAGCCGCAGACCGCGATCCGCACGCGCTTTCGACGTTTCAGGGCGTGGAGATCGCCTCCGCCATCCGCTCTCTAACTGCGGGGCGAGATACGCAGAACTCAGCCGGGGCGTGTAAGGCCTCCCATTGCGGCCCGTTCGCTGATGGGAGTGATCCTGAGGGAACTCAGGATTCGGCCCCGGCTGGGACTTCGCCAACCGATGAAGCGATCCGGCATGCCATCGAGCAGTTTACGTCGCCGGCCATGGCAAAGGGTGATGTTCACAGCGGTCCAGGCGCAATCATCTGGGCTGAACAATGGGGCTTCATCACAACGGCCCTGCGCGATCTGTTCGGCAAACCCTCCCCCTCGCAGCCGGTCGCGGGGCTGACGGAAGTCTTGCGAGACGCTGAGAATGCAATCGTTCACCTGAATGACGAGGTCGCATGTGAAGAAACTCTTCACAGCATTCGTACCGCCATCGACCGCCTCTCGTCCTCGCCTGTGAGCGTGAGCGAGGAGGAGTTGGCGCGACTGATCGATCCCTACGCATTTGACATGGACGACGATCAAGCGTCGCCAACGGAGCGCGAGATTTGGGAGGCTCATGCCCCGCGCAAGCAACACGAGGCAACACTAAAAGCCCGCGCCCTTCTCAGCCAGTTCAGCATCGGGAGGAAGTGAGATGCGGTTTTGGTTTGATACCGAGTTCTACGAAGATGGTAAGACCATCGAACTCATTTCAATCGGCGTCGTGTCGCAAGACGGACGTGAGTACTACGCCGAAACGCCGGGATCAGACCGCCTCGCCCACCAACACCCATGGTTGCGTGAGAATGTGTGGCCCCATCTACTCGGCCCCAACGCACAAAAATCCCGCGCCGCCATCGCCAAGGGGAGCAAGTAGATGGCGGACGCTCTCCATCAATCTCAGCTCGCCCCCGAGAACAATAAATTTCACACCGGCGTCACTGAGAACGGAAAACAGAAGTTCTATTGGCTAACGCCGTGGGGTGCGCCCGAGTTCGTCAAGCTCAAGGAAGAGTTTGGACCGTTCGACTTCGATCCGTGCCCCTTCCCCAAGCCGGAAGACTTTGACGGCCTCACATGCGAGTGGGGTCAGAACAATTACGTCAACCCGCCGTTCGGCTCAATCTGGCACCAAGGGCCCGGCGAGAAAAAGCCAAGAAAGAAAGGCCCCACAGCTTGGGTCAAGAAGTCGATCCAAGAATGGCGCAAGGGCAAGCGCGTCGTACTCGTCTACCCCGTCGATAAGTGGGTTCTGATGATCATGAAAGAGTTGGTCGGCGAGCACGGATCCGTCCGCAATCTCGGTGACGTGCGCTGGCTCGCGACCGACGACGGATCCGTCGGCAAAGGAACGGGCCGACACATCGCCTGCTTCATCTTTGAACCGAAGGACACGCCCCAATGACCACCACACCAGAGCAAGGGTTCAACGCCGGGGTAGAAGCGGCGAAGGCAAAGAACGACGAGCTGACCGAGACCGAATGGCGGATCATCCGAGCCGCGAAAGCGGATGAGGCGCTGTCAGATTCCGGGCGCAAAGCAGTAATCGATAATTCGTTCGCAAAGATCGCAGCATTCGCGCGATCCAATCAGGCAATCCACGCCCTCAAACTCCCCGAGACAGTGCCGGCCTCTTGCCCCGCCTGCCACGATGAAACGGATTGCAGCAACGTCCGCACCTGCAATGCGATAGAAGAAGCCTACGCAGCCGAGACAGCGCCGGCCGGGGATGCCGAGAAGCTGGCTGACAAGCTAGCGCGCGACATTGCCTACGATTTACGCATGGGTCCGGTGCATTGCTTCAACCTGACGCCGACGGAACGCGACCTGATCATCGCCTCACTCCGCGCCGCGCCGCAGTGGCAGTCGCTAACATGCGATGAGCAGTTCGCGCTCGCAAAACAGATCGCCGCGAACATCGGCTATGTGCTGACGCCCGAACCGGATCACCCCGATAGCCCGCATTGCCGCGCCACCTCCGTGCAGGGAGGTGAGTGAATGGCGCATCGCCCCAAAGCTCTTGATCTTTGCTGCTGCGCTGGCGGTGCCAGCATGGGCTTGTGGCGCGCGGGCTTTGATGTAGTCGGCGTCGATATTAAGCCACAGCCGCGCTACCCGTTCATGTTCATCCAGGCCGACGCACTCGACGTGCGGTTTCAGGGGTTCGATTTCATCTGGGCGTCGCCGCCATGTCAGGCGCATACGCTGGCACAGCGCATTCAAAAGAATACGCACCCCGATATTATCGCGCCAATCCGGGGGCGGCTCGCATCGTCCGGCAAGCCATATTGTATCGAAAATGTTGTAGGTGCCCCGTTACTGGAACCGGTTGAGCTTTGCGGGGCGATGTTCGGCCTGCGCGTTTACCGCCACCGGCTCTTTGAGGCCAATTTTACGATCCCGGTCCCCGAACACCCGGCGCACACCGCGCCGCTTCGGAAGATGGGTCGCCGCCCTGAGCCAGGAGATTTTATGCATGTTGTTGGCAATTTCTCGGGCGTCCAGCAAGCGCGAGAAGCCATGGGCATTGACTGGATGGCGCGCGACGAGCTTCGCGAAGCCATACCGCCAGCCTATTCCGAACACATCGGCCGCGCCGCAATGGCGTTGCTAAAGCCCCTCGCACAGGCAGCGGAGTAGCCCCCCCATGACCCGGCCTAGCGCACTCACGGCGGCGCAATTCATTATCCTTGAACGGATGTCCGATATGCCGAAAGAATATTGGCAGCGCGAGGATGGATTGCGCTGCGAGCCGGGCGTCATCCAGCTTTCGGGTTGGCGATACGCATGGACGCTTTGGCGGCTACGTCGCCTGCGCTTAATCGAACGAGAAAAATTCTACAGCGGGCGCCGATGGCTGTGGGCATACCGCCCCACCAACGCCGGCCGCGCCGCTCTGGAAGGCCCGGAAGGAGAGAGGAAATGAGAGAACGGATCACGTATTGGAAATGCTCGCACTGCCACGGCACCGGGAGAACGATCTGGGGTCACGGCGATACGGCTCGCGCCGAGACATGTTTCTATTGCGATGGAACGGGCAACGCTTTCGTTGATGGCGCAACCGAATGCCACAAACGACGACTCGAAGAAATCGACACGCGGGATCGCGGAGACCGCAAGTGAAAGACCTCATAGAGAAGCTGGAGCGGGCGAGCGGCCCGAGCCGGGAGTTGGACGAGCAAATCAAGCTCGCTCTGGCCGCGCAGTCAATTTCATGTCGCGCCACATATCAGGAAACGGTCGCGCTGGTGGGCGGCAATCTCGATGATGAGCCGCTAGCCTACACCGGAAGTCTGGCGACGTGGCGCAGACTCGTTCCGCCCGACTGCTCGTTTTCGGTTGGAGATACCGGCCCTAACGATTGCCCACTGGCCTGCGTCACGCGCGGCAGCACCGATTACACCGGCGAGGCCGCAACGCCCGAACTCGCCCTCTGCATCGCCGCTCTCCGCGCTAGATCGGATGGAGGAGAAGGATGACGGTCGAACTGTCCGACGAACAATATGGAGCCGTAGCCCGCGCGTTGGTTGTGATAGCAGCCGGGAAGCGAGTAACCAATGAAGGACGATTTAGGCGGATACCGCGCGCGGAAATGATTACTCGTGCAAGGGAAGTGTGCACAGCAATCAACTTGCAATACCTCGGTGATGGCAGAGGCGGTTCCAGCTTCCCTGAAGAAATCGGCCTCGGAAACTTGCGCAAGGAGGCCCAGCCATGACCTCTCCCACCAAGCGAGTGCCTCAAAAAATGCTGTGCCACTTTTGCCGATCCGACGATGTTCACATTATCGAATGTGAGAACGAATCGGACGGCTGTTCGATCTTCTGGGCTGAATGCGATTCCTGCGGAGCGCGTGGACCGACCAGCGAATACAAGGATGGTGCCGCGATCCACTGGAACGCCGCCGCCCCCGAGCCTCCAGCAGAGGCGGAAATGGTCGATAAGGCCGTTGCTTGGGACACGCTTATTACCCGCAGCGGAGAAGCGGCCAGACTTCGCGAGGCCCTGACCGATGCGCTGGCGTTCATGAAAGACGTCCGCGATCAGCGCGGTGACAGCGGGGTTGGAATCCTCATCCGCAATGCCGAAGCCGCCCTCTCCCGCCAGAGCCAAGGAGTGAATTGTGGACAATCCGCTCGCTGAAGAAGCTCGCTCCTCGCCAGCACGAGCCTCATCGCCTGAGAATTAGCGCCACCGAGCAAGGTAAAAAATGAGCGTTACGTTGCCTGATTACGCCACGCCAGAGGCTCTTGCCGAACATCTTGGCTGGTCTGAGCGCCGCGTCCGGGAAGTCGCGCGACGGCTTGGCGCGTGCCGGATTTTGGGCAATCGTATGGTTCTGACACAGGCCGATGTTGATGCGATTATCGAGGCAAGCCGTCCATGCCCCTTAAAATCTACAAGCGCGGCGATACCTGGCACTTCCGGGGCACGGTTGCCGGTCGGAGATTACGTGGCTCTACTGGCGCTCAGGAAAAAGACACAGCGGCCCGTATCGCAGCGGAAATCGAGGCGCGCGAATGGAAAGGTCGCCTTGATGGCCCGTCATCCGTCCTGACGTTTGCGCAAGCCGCGCTGAAATACCGGGAGGCCGGGAAACCAACACGGTTTCTCGATAAGATCGAAGATTATTGGAAAGATGCGCTGATCAAGGACATTACACCTGGATCAATCCGCCAATCGGCAACCGTTCTTTATCCAAAGGCCACGGGGGCGACCAAAAACCGCGCCGTTATCGCCCCAACGCAGGCGATCATAAACCACGCAGCCGAGCTAGAGCTTTGCTCGCGAGTCAGGGTCCGGCGGTTTCAGGTTGTCACCAAAACGAAGAAGCCGATCACATGGCAATGGATCGAAACATTCGTCGCACAGGCCAATGACCCGTGTATCGCCGCGCTTGCCGTCTTTCTGTTCCTGACCGGCGCCCGCATATCAGAGGCGCTGGCGGTAGAATGGCGCGATATAGACTTCGCCGCGAAGAAAGTTCTGATCCGAGAAACCAAGGTGGGCAAGGAGCGTCTGGCGCACCTCCCGCCCGTCCTAATCGCCATGCTGGCAAATCTCAAACGCGGACCCGGCAAGACGGTGTTTCAGTATGCCGATCGTGGCGCGGCGCGGTACGCATGGAAGAAGGCCCTAGCGAACGGGAACATTGAGGCGCTGTCATTCCACAGCACCCGCCACGGCTTCGCGACGAATCTACTGCATGAGGGAGTGGATCCCGTGACCGTCGCTAAACTCGGAGGCTGGGCGAGCGCACAGCACGTGTTCCAGACCTACGGCCACTCCAAGGATGACCCGACATTGACCGAGCGATTAGTTGGCACAAATCTGACACAGCCGCGCGGGGTGCAAAAACGATAAGAGTCAGTAATAACAAGTGTTTTTCTGTTTTTAGGCCGTCCCATTCTAGGACGTGATAAAAGATGGGTCTAACCCGAGAAAGTCTGAAAAACCTCAACAAAACCCTGCGGTAAAGAGCGAGGCCCGTGCGGGTTCAAGCGTGAACGTGTCGAGAACATGCGGAAAGATTGGCACATAATTGACACAGGATTCAGCCCCATGTTCTCCCCTCGTTCGCGTCCACCTACGGGACTCATGGGTGCGAAAATCTTGACGGGAGGCTCTGGGGGTAGCAGAACATACCGTGAACCCCTCCAGAGTCATTTCTGGGCGATTACGGGCCGGTCTGTATATGGGCGTACGTCGATATTCTCAAAATCCCGTCTCCGCACGTCGGGAGAAGCTATTCGACCATTTGCAGAACCGCTGCCGATGGTACGACGGGCTCGTGGTCGAGGAACTGCGCCGGGCCGGCATCCAGAAAGCAGAATGGGCCTGTCGGGAGTGCTGGCACACCGGGAAGGAATTCACGATCTGGAGCCTACCGCCGAAGGCGCGCGTCCAGGATCTCCGGCGCGGGCTCTATTGCTGCAAATGCGCAGCAAAGCGGCCCTATTTGAAGTTGAGCACAGAAGGATACGGGTGATCAGTTGACCGATCTTGAGGCGCTTCTGGCGGAATACAACCTTACACCCGGATCAACCGGCGCAAAGGCCAAGGGCTGTACCTGCGTCGAGCAAGACACCGCGACAGAGACTTATAGCGTGGACAATGATTGCCCAATCCACGGGATGGCTGCGTTGGCCGCCATCGTTGGAAATGGACCGAAGGAGGATGACGAGTGATCAATCAGATATTCCCTCTCCCCATCGCCAAGCTGGATGATAAGGGCCGCGTCTCTCGATTGGAGACGACAGACAGGATCAGGGCACCGGTTGTCGTGCGGCGGGTAGTATCACGCAATGAGGCTAAGCCTTCTCGCCGTACTCCAACTCCAAAATGAGCTTGCAGAAATGCAGGGCCTTGCGCACGTCGTCAGCGCCGCCCTTATCCTTGTAGCGCGATAGATATTTGATTGCGCATGCTGGCATGAACTCTATGCCGTTGGCGTGAATATATTCGACAGGCTGGATTTTGTATTTCTTGTAGTGGTCGCCGCCGACTTGCGTGGCCAAGGCATTTCCTTCCGGCACGCGCACTCCTTCCATGTCATCAAGACTGACCACTCGCCGTGGGTCGTTCCTGCCAATCTCGGTGATGGTAGCCATCCGCACCTCAAGAAATCTTCGGCTTCGTGAAGCCTGACAAATGCCGCTGTTTCCTCAAGCGGCATCGGAATCTTTGAACTTCCGGTGAACGAGAATTTCAGCGGCGAGCAAATCAATCATGTTCTCTTCAAGGGCCATGAAGATAGCATTCCCCTGCGCATTCGTCGCTCTGAGTTGAGGCTTACCCGCCGTATCCACAATGGCGATGACAATCGGTGTGAACTCGCGCGGGACACTCATCGAGACTCCTAAAACGCTTTGGGATCGAAGCCATGGGCGCGGCAGACTTGCGCGGCCCATCTGTTGAATGCCGCCGAGTGCTCGACCCCCGGCTTGCAGGTGCCGGTGTGGCGCTCGTGAACGTGGATCATCTCGTGCGCGAGCGTTTCAATCAGCGTGACGGTTTGGCCGACAAGCGCGCGGGATACCGCTATCTCGTGACGCTGGCCGTCGAAGGTGTGCCAGCCGAAGTGCTGCTTACTATCGGCAACCCGGAATTTAACGTCTTCCCCGCTTGGGAGATTCCAGCGATTAAACGGAGGCGTTTCGCACAGAAACTCATAGGCGGCCCGCAATGCGTCGGGCGTGATTGCTAGTGCCATTCTTCTTGACTGACCCGGTGAACCAATGGCCGCAGTCCTGACAGTGCAGGCGCGGTGTTTTGCGCGTCTTGGCGACGTTGAAGCCGCGCTGCTGGGTGTGTGTAGAACTACACACCGGACAGCCGGGACGCTCTGTGTAGGTGGTGAGAGCGGGATGATTGGAAGCCCACGGCTTCAGCTTCTCATAGACCCGCTCTAGGAGATGCACGTCCTGCGCATTGTAGCGGCGCATGGTCCGCCATGACTTAGCATCGCCGCGCATACAGCCGAGCCAGAGGTCTTTGCCGGTGTGCGGAAGCTTGCGGCCGACCTGAAGATAGCGGCCGATGTTGTCCAGCTTGTTGCTATCGAACTTGAAATGCCGCCTTGCGATCTTCAGTGTATCGACGGTTTTGAATGGTGACGGCGGCTTGTAACCGTGAACCAACAGGCGCGCGTTGATCTTCTTGAAGTCGAAACTGTCGCCGTTGTGCGCGACCAGAATATCCGCGCCGTCGAGATCGGCCCAAAGGTCCGCCAGCAGCGCCTTGTCGGACTTCTTGTTGCGCGCGTAGCCGGGATAGTCACATAGCGCCCGAGTCGTCACCCGGCTTTGTCCTACCCACTTGATGGCATAGCAAAGCAAGTAGGTCGGTTCGTTGACGTGGATCACGTTTGCTTCAAACATGGTCCAGACCAAGGCGTCTATCGGTGCGGTTTCCACGTCAATGAAGGCAATGCGCGGTTCTGCCAATAGCCACCTATGCGTTTCTGTAGATGATCTGATGCTTGCAGGGCTTCATGTACGGAGCGCCGGCAACTGACATGCCGGGAACAGCGCAGTACGATATTGATGATTTGGGAGAAGGCTTCGGGGCGGTCAGATGGACATAGGCAAGAGCGGCTAGTGTTGCGACCACAACCGCTGCCGTGAACTTCATGGCTCTTTGCGAATGAGCCGTTTGATTTCCATAGACACGGCCTTTCGGCGGAGTCTGTTATTCGGTAGTCTAACGGGGCACATTTTCGGATGACCACATGCCAAAGCTGATCGACCTAGTAGGACGAAAATTCCACAGACTTTCTGTCATTGCTCATCTCAGTGGGAGGAAGGTAGCAAGCACTTGGCTATGCATTTGTGATTGCGGGAACGAGATAGAGGCGACGGGCAACAACCTAAAATCCGGCAATACAAACTCTTGTGGTTGTTGGAAACGCGATCAAATTCGTTCAGCGCAAAAAACCCACGGGATGACATCTAGCGCCGAATACCACTCGTGGAGCGGCATGAATGCGCGCTGTTACAATACAAAGAACCCGAAGTATCCCAACTATGGGGAAAGGGGCATTCGTGTGTGCGAACGATGGCGCGCGGGAGACGGCGCAAAGTCGGGCTTTGAGTGCTTCTTTGAAGATGTCGGGCCGCGCCCATCAACTCGACATTCTATAGACCGCATCAATGTTGACGGTGACTATGATCCGTCCAATGTGCGTTGGGCTACTACGGTCCAACAGAACAATAATCGCCGTCACCACCGGATGGTTCGATACAAGGGCGAAGCCATGTCTATCTCGCAGGCCGCGAAGCTTGCAGGCATGTCTATCCCGGGCGCATTAGCCATCAATCGGTACGATAAGGGGTGGTCGGTTGAAGACGCCGTCAGCATTCCAGTTGACCCTGCAATCAGTGCGGCGAGACTTGCTTCGATCCGCGCAAAAGGTTCTTGATTTCGTTCACCCCATCCCTGACGAATTCGATATTGACCTCAAGGCGGGTGATGCGGTCGGCTTGTGGGGCGGTTGCGTCCTGCCGCTTCTCAAGAACAGAAACGCGCTCCGTCAGGCTTGATGCCCACCAGACGATTCCAATAGTTTGGATGACAATGGTGAGGATCAAGGCCAACGGGACACGGCGGTCTAGGTGCCATTGCTCGTCGTGATCGCGGGCACTCATTTCTTGCCAGCCACGGCTTTGGCAATATCAACGCCGGACTTGCCGAGAATGTACGCGCCGATGCCGTAAGCGGACAGCGACCAAAGTTGCTCCGGGATCGCCGTGACTGCCTTGATCGTCGCATCCTGAAGGCCGAAGATCGGAGCAATGACAACCCACGTCATCATCGCGAGGCACCAATAGACCGTCATCGGGCGCGCGTTGCGGGTCATCCAGCCTTCGCTTGCCGCGTCAGCAACCATCACGTCTTTCATCGCGTTGGTAAGCTGCCCCTGACTTTCGATCAGCAGTTTGGTAATCTCTTGCTGGATTTCCATTCGCTTGTTCGCGTCTGGAACGGCCCTGCCGATGATGTTGATGATTGAGGGGACCAGCCCCAGTAGCGCCTCAAGCACGGCTATTTCCCCCTGAACAGCGCGACCAGCGCCTTGATGAGAGCAACAAAAAACCCGCCTGTCGGGGCGGGCTGCGGAACGGGATCGGCTTCCGGCGCTGGGCCGGGCTTTGGAATATCGGGCGGCGGCAATGGCGCGGCCTGCCCGTCAAACCTAATGGACGGGTCAAGCGCCTGCATCGCGAGGATCAGCCCAGCGCAACCTAACTGCTTATCGACAATGCTGGGATCGAACTTGCCATCGGCAACATATTTGCCTTTGACGTATTGATCGGTACCGGACCACACATAGGGCGATGGAATGCCGCGATTGGCATAGCCAAGGCCGTTATATTGTTCGAGCAAGGTCATGGTCCCGGCCGGCGACCAGTCCTTCCATTTGCTCGCATAAGGCGGGCACACCGAGAGAGCATCGATCGCCGCGTCTTCCCAACTCTTGAACGGTCCCCTGCCCTTGGGAACGTGAACCGAGACCTTATTCCAAGGATCGCCCTGCGCCAGACTGCGCGAGAAGTCCTGCGAGGATTCCCGCTGATGAATGACGGCGATCACGAACCACGGCACGCCAGACTTGGCGGAGACGATGCTGTAACGTGACTTTGCGGCGACGAGGCTTTTGGCGACGGCCTTCAGCTCAGAGCCGCGCGTGATCTTGGCTGCTTTCCATCGCTCGCCGTTCTTTTTGGTGAGCGCAGCAAGGTCAGCCATTACAGCAGAACCTTCAGACCGGACGCCATCGAGCAAATGGCTCCGGTGCCCGCGAGCGAGAACCAAGTGACGGCTCTGAGGTCATATTCCTCGTGATGAATCCGGTAGTCGTTCAGCACAAACAGGAGGATCGCCGCCCCGAAAAGGACAGCGACAATGGCGAGGATGGACATTTAAAGCCTCCGGTAGACCACCTTGCACTTTCAATCGCAGGGTGGTTGAATCAGGCGTTGCTACCGCAGGGAGGGATGACCCATGGGTGCGGATAGAGACGCGGCGTTAGCGGTGATGGAGATGGCTGCAAATATGACAGCGGCCATTATTCGCGCCGATAAGGCGATAGACACGCATGGTCGAGGTTACGCTTCAGCGGCGATGGCAGTTTACGACCAATTGCACAGTCATCTCATATACCGCTATGAGCACAGCCAGAGACGATAGGTCAGGCGCCGCCAAACAACCCTGCCAGACCGTTGAAGAGAATGACGAGCATCGCAACAGTCATCAGTAGGTCAAGAATCAGTAGCCTTACCTGAACACGGTTTCTGCTTTTTGATATCACGGCACGATCAACTCAACGCAATAGCCTTCAAGATTCACCGACTCCGCGCTGTTAGTCAGTTGGCCGGTGATGACAAGGTCAATCGCGCCCGTGGTGTCCTGGGAGGCGGTGTTGATTGTGCCGGTGCCTAGACCGGATGATACGGTCATGCCGCAAACCTGTGAGTTCGTCGCGTTCCGGTTCTGAACGAAGCATTCCGAACCGAAGGCTGCCGTCGTCGTGACGCTCTGCGATGAGCAAACCGTTCCAGAGCTTCCGCCCCAACGGACACGAAGTGATTTGCTGTTGGCGCTGTTGGTGTAACTCCAATGCGTCAGAATCCGCAGACGACCATTCGCGCCCATCGAGTTTGCGGGAATGCTGATTGTCGCCAGAACAAACTCTGCCGTATCGCCGGTATGGGTGACTTGAACGCCAGATGACGCGAGGACGTATGGCACCTTGAGCGCGGCAGCAGCGGCCCGCGCGGTCGCCGCCCCGGTACCGCCACGAGCCACGGCCAGTGTGCCAGCAGACACATTGCCCGCATCAAGCCCGGTGATGTTTGCGCCGTCCCCGTAAAAGCCGGTGCCGCTGTAAATCTTCTTAGCCGCCGCAATGCCGCCCGCAGACTTGAGCGGCGCGCTCGTGGACGATGCCGCATCGGTCGTATCGGCAATGGCGACCGTGTTCCCGCTCGCGACCGTAATAAGACCGGAAGATAGCGACAGTTGATTCGTGCTTGAGCCGTTATCGCCACTGAGGTTGAGTGTGTTCGCAGCGATACCAAGAGCGGCATAGCCAGCAACGGCCCCGGCCGAATAGGTAACCGACTGCAAAGACGGCGCGCTGCCCACAGAGGTCCATCGCCACCCCTTGCCGGACGTAGCTGTCCCGCTGGTGAGACCCGTCATCGAATCCGCCGTGAGCGGTGCGCCGTTTATCGCGGTCGGCGCAATCGCCGCAATGCCAGCGCTTGTTACTTGGAAAGAGGCCGTGCCAGACGACCCGAGATACACAGAGCTGCCGTAGAGCGCCAGAACCCGATAGCTGTCTTGCGCTTTGTTCGTCGCCTCAATGCGAACCTGGCTGCTGAGGTAGGCCGATCGAACACCGTTGTCAGCCTCAACAAGCCATTGCATGGGGGACGTTAGCGGCGCCCCGCTCGCGGCAAACGACCCGCCTAGCGCCAGACTGCCGGGCGTGGTGTAGTCGTAAACGCCGTAAGTCTCCGTTTCGCCGGCCGCATCTCCTGGGAAATATGTTGCAGATGCTCCGCTATCTCCAAGATCGATAAACCCGTTGTTATGAACAAGGTAGCGCTTCCCGGTAGCGGAGCCGGAATAGGTCTGGCCGATACACTGAGCCATCCCCGGCCCCGCAACGCCAATGAAGAAACTCGAAAACGCCGGGGTGCCGGTGATCGTGACCGTGTTTGAACTATTGAGAATCTTGCCGCCCTGCGCGGCGTGCATGTGCGCGACGGCGCCGCCCGTGATTGCGTAATTGCCCGTGGACTCGCAGTGCCCCCCCTGAAAAATGTTCATGTGGAATCCGGCGCAGGCGCCGAACCGAACATTTTGGTAGAAAACCTTGCCGGCTCTCACGACATAGAAGCAATCACCAAGCGTCGTGGTGCGAAGTTCGAGGTCTTTGACCGTTACAACAGCGCCATCTTGTACTTGAATTGCATTCGCGCTTGTCGTGGAAATGATGACATTCGCTGGAGTAGCCGCGTTGCCCTTGATGACCACGGAGGAACCCGGCGCGCCGGCCCATACACGGTCGCACAGACCTCCGGTCGTATAGGTGCCATCAGCCAGCTGTACCGTTGCGATAAATCCATTGAGATCAACCGCCGCAATCGCATCTAATGCCGCCTGAATGGTTGAATAGGTTTGTCCACTCCCGACATTGTAGGTAGTGTTTGCAAGCAACCGTGGCCGCGTCTTGTTCAGAGCATCTTCTATGTCATCCATTACCGCATTGAAGTCGGCAGACTTTAGAGGAGTCAGCGCGACTGCGGGGCTGACAGTGTTGGATGGAAGGGTGTATGTCCCGGGCGTGCCGCTGCGAGGCATTGAGGTTTCCTTGAATGCAAAAACCCGCCACGATGGGCGGGCGGACAATGCAATTTTGTTGGTGGCTAGACCTGACGGATTTGCACGTCGGTATAGATTTCTGTGCTGAAGTTCGCAGATGAGCCGAAGCCATCTGACGAGCGCGTTACTGCGACTTGATGCTGAATTTCCAAGACGGACTGCGACGACAGCGTAAAGCGGCCCCGTATCCGACTCTTGCTCCACACGCCGCCAGATGCGCTCTCGGAGAACTCTGACGTTCCCAAAAGAATGTCTGTCGAATGCGTCGTGTCGTAGAGCTTCGCTCTATGGCCCTTACAGATGCCGGCCGGGGCCTCGGCGTCGATTTCATATGTGCCAGCAGGCAGGGTGATCTGATTCGATGCGAGAGAAGCCCCCGCGATCTCATTGGTTACAGCGGTGTTGAGGGTTCGGGTTCGCCAAGCCCCGGACGTGGCCGTGCCGCCAGCCGTGCCGGGGCTTTTTTGATCCTGAACATGCAGGAGGCGTCGCGACACACTCAAAACGCCGGTTGATGTATCGAGCGTCAGGCTATCGCCAAAGGTACCCGCCTGGGGCACGCCAGTGCTGCCCGTATAGCGCACAACAAATCGTCCGGCCGACAGATTCGCCATTTTCGCCAATGTCACACTAGCGTCGGTAATTGACGCGGTGACAACAGCGTTGGCGGGAATGGTAAGGGCGGTCGGGACAAAGGTGCCGGTATATGTGAACGTCGTCGGTGTGATGTTGCCGACCTCCGAGCCGCCCGCCGAAATGCCGACCGTGTTCGCGGCCTTGCGGAAGAAGCCGGTATCAAGATCGCCGGAGAACGAAATGCCCGGCGCAGTCGCATCGCCGGCGGATGCCTTGAACTGGCCTGACATGACGGATTGGCCGTCGCGGGCAAGCGAGTTGGTAATTTCGTCGGCAATATCCGAAAAGTTCTCGTTGTGGTCTGATGCAGTAATGGTTTCGCCCGAACTAAATGTGTTCGGAATCACCATTGTTCCTGAGCCGTTTCGGGCCATCGCTCTATCCCTTGAATGCAAAAACCCGCCACGATGGGCGGGTCATGAAGCGGATTGTTTGTTTCGATTATTGCGGTTGAGGGACCGCGCCAGAGAGCAACATGCGCGCCGTTGCGCGAGTCATCTCACCCGGAACGTAAGGCGCAGGCAGCGCGGACTGAGCGAGTGGGGAGTTCGCGCGCACCATTTCATCAAGCAACTGCGCCTGACGGCGCACAGACATATCGCTGATTTTCTTCAGGCCGTATCCGACTGCGGGAAGCGCGGCGCCAAATCCGCCCCAAGGAGCGGTTGCGGCCCCGCCTATGCCCGCCGTGATGACTGCACCAAGGCCCCCGCCCCCGCCGAGAAGATTGCCGGCGAAGCGAGTTGCGTTCCCCGTCAGCGTCCCGTCTCGAACGCGCTCCATTTGCGCGATTTCGTCGGGCTTGAAGCCTGAACTGGCTCGATCACTTTTAAGGATGCTGTTGAATCGCTGCCGAATGGCATTGCCGATGTTTTGTCCCGAATTGGCGGCAGCGGCGTTGCCGTCTGCTGTTTCGAGAGCATCTGTGACTGTCGATGAGCGGCGAGCAGCCGCATAGTTTCCTCGGGCGTCGGAGAGGATTCGTGCTGCGGCCTGTGCATCGCCTTGGATGAGGTCTTGGGCCGGAAGCTCTGCCAGATAATTGTCCAGATGCTTGATGGCTTGAGACGCGGCCTTTTGTTCAGTCGGATTGGTGAAGTCGCGAGCGGCGTTGCCGAGGGTGCGACGGAGCGTGTCGAAATTGGAGGCCGTTGCGTAAGAGCCTTCGGGCGGGTCACCGAGCTTGCGGAGGACCGAGAAGGTTTTTGGAGCCAATTCGGCATTGATGCCCTTTTGCTCAAGATCGCCGGAGACAATCGCGCCAAAGTTTTTGACGGCCTCGGGCTTGATCTGAAGCTCTGCGACCGCTGGCGCAGTATAGCCGGAGCGGGCAGCAGATTCCAGTTGCTCCAGCGTCGGGGCAGCGCCCGCCTTTGTGGCTGCAATGGTTGCGCCAACGCGCGGCACGGTCGGCCCAAGCCCTGACAATTCAAGCACACGGCCAATGTTAGCCGTGTTTTCCTCGCCCATATTGGCCGATTGCGGGACGGCGGCCTTCCCCTGATACACGTCACCCGGAAGCGTTGCCGCGCTGAATAGGCCTTTTGCGACCTGAGCCGGCCAAGTATCGCCCAGGGTAAACGGCTTCTTTTTCGGGGCGGCCCCTTCCAGCACAAAGCCGGCTGGCAATTCCGGACCGCCGGAAGGCTGATCCGCTAGAATGAAGCCGGGCGGTAGTTCGCTCATTGCACCGGCACCCATTGGCCGCCCTTGAGGATGATTTTTTCGTTAGTCTTCGGATTTACCGCGATTGCGCCCTCGGCGGGGGCTGACTGCGCCGGAGCCTGCGGTGCAGATGGGCGGGATAATGTGGGTGAAGCCGGAGTTGCCTTCACATAATCGTCGTAGCTGATCGGCTCATCGTATTGAAGGAACGGCGCGACCGTCTTTAGTTCAGGCTGCGCTTTCAACATGCGCTCGCCCATGCGATTGGCGCGGCCAACCGCCTCGCGCGCCCAGCGCTCTTGCATATCCAGCAAGCGACGGATCGAAGCTTCCTCAAGCTTGATTTGCCCGCCGACAACCTTCTCGATGTAATCGCGGTCGGCGTTGGACGGGTTCGCGCCGAGGGTCTTTGCCTTCTCAAGAACACTCGTGCCAAGCGATGCCCGCAAGGTTTCAGTATTGGCGGCTTTGTCGGACGGAATGCCGAACAAGCTACCGACCTTCGCCCCGAACAGGCTTGCATCGCCAGCAATGCCGGTGAATGCCCCACCATCGAGCGCCCGGCGCGCCTCATGAATCGACTTAACCTGCGTTTGCGCGCTGTCTGCCGCGTCCTGTGCCGCATTGAACCGATCGCCAATGCCCTTGAGCACCGGATTGATCGTGTTGTTGATAACGGTTTCGGGCTTACCGGCTTTAGCCAAGCGCTCCTTCTGCGCAACAGCCTCTTCCGGCAGCACGTCGCTTTTCTCGATGGCCTCCATCTTGCCGGTCGTGAGATTGCGCTGATAGATCGAGCCGTTGTTATTGCGCTCCTGCACCCATTGCTCGGTAGGCTTCGCGTACTGCATATAGAGTTGCATCGCCGCCGCGCTGGTGCGCGGATCGGCACCGAGGCGCTTAATGGTGGCTGCAACGTCTGGCGGAATCTGCACCGAGGCTCGATTTGTAGCGGGCGGCGCCATGGCCGCAGGAGACTGCGCTGGAGTATTCGCCTGCGCCACCTGGATCGGGCGCCCGTTCTCAACTTTGCCCATCGACATGATGAGCGCCTGCTTGACTGTCGGATTGCTCATATCGAGCGGCTGGGCCGGGTCTACGCCCAAGTCCTTCGCCACGGACGCCGCATAAGCGGAGACATTGTTTCCATCACCAGCAGGCGCCCAACGTCCGACGATGCCCTGCACGGTATTGAGGCCGTACTTATTGCTATAGGTATCGAGAAGCTTGGACGCGGCCCCAATTCCATCATCAGCGCTGGCGAACTTGGCAAAGCGGCCGTCCGAACCAGCAAAGCCGGGCTGAGATTGAGTGAAGCGCCCCGCCTCGATGTTGAGCGGGTTATTGTTGCGCAGACCGCGCGGCAGGTTCATGTCCGCGCCATTCACCGCGACATTACCCATCGGCTGCGCAACGGACACTGGCGAAGGCGCGGCACTATCGGTCGAAGGCGCTGGCGCAGACGCAGACGCAGGGGATGCCGGAGTTGGAAGTCCAGGCAGCGAATTGAACATAGCGGCACGTGCCGCCTTGTCATCTTCCGCCGACTGGTTGGCAATGTAACCCCCCATCGCCCCCTGAAGCGCACGCGCAACGGCCTGCAATGGATGCTTGACCGGCGAGGCATCGCCAGCACCTTGCATTTGCAGCAAGGCCCAGCGTTTGCGCAGGTCAAGGTCTGGTGATGTGCCGAGAATGTCAGCGGCCATTTACTTGCCCCCGAATCCCTTGAAGCCGCCCATGCCCCAGCCGCCTAGGGCTGTGCCAGCCATCGAGCCAAGCGCGCCGTAAAGGGCGCCCTGCTTTTGCTGGTCGGCGGTATAGGCGGCCATCTGGCCCTGATAGTTGTTGTTAACGAGGCCCGTGTAATCGATGGGGGCGACGGTTGGCTGTGGGGTGTTGGTGAAGTTCGGCTGCTGCACCTGGCTATTGCTCATCAACGCCGAGATTTCATTCAAGGGCTGGTTGCGCTGGGCGGTTGCTTCCGTGGCCGCCTGCCCGCGAGAAGCCAGCAAAGCAGAGTTATAAGCATTGTCGCGCTGCATCCCGTAATCACGCATCGCGTTGGTATAGGCCTCGGAGCCGACATTGATGCCCTGGTTCGCGAGCTTGGATTCCATCTGCGCATCGCGCGCCTGCCAGACCGGATCAAGCAACTTGCGCTGAATGTCCGATTGCTGGTTATTGATGGATGAGTTGAGGTCGAAGGGCGTATTGAGGAGGTTGCGAACCTTATCCGACTGCTCGACGCCGATCTTGGCGAGATTCGTCTGCGATTGCGTGCCGAGGTTGTAGAGTTGCTGCTGTTCCGGTGAGAGGGTCTGTGTCGCCGTGTAGTGCGGCGTACCGTCCGACCACGGCGTGCCCTGCGTATAGCTCAGTTTCCCATAGGGGGTGACCTGATCGGCCGCGCCGAGGCCGTATTGCGCGATCGCCGTTTCCTTGTTCATGGCGCCTTGCGCCTGAGCGGTCGCTACGGGATCGGGTGCGGGAGGAGGAGACGATGAGCCGCCCATTTATGTCATCCACTTTCTTGCTTGTTCGGGAAAGAGCACAAAGCGCAGCCCATCATCGGCCTTGGACGGGCCGAAGAACCGCTTGCTTGTGCCTTCAAACTGGAAACCAAATCGCGGCAATAGCCGCTGCATTGTCTTGTTCGAGCGCCGCGTGATGGCTGTCAGCCGTTGCGCGCCGGTCTGCTCGAATGCGTAGTGATACACAGCACGAATGGCGCCGCGCCGGAGAGCGCCTGGGCCATAAAGCGAAATGTCCAGGTTCGATCCGTTCCACTGGTTGAACACGGCGCCGATGCACAGCGTCTCACCGTCAACCGTCCCGCCGATCGCCGTATAAGGCGGGACCATGATCTGCTGGAGGTTCGCGCCGACATAGGATGCAACGAGGTCATCAGCACCGAACACCAGCCTCAAAGGAACTCGCCCCCTTCAAGGATCAGGTTGAAGGCGTTTATCCGCATCACAACGTCGTTGTTGTCTATATCGAGACCCCAGATGCCGGAGTCCCATTGCGACAAGTCCCAGATGCCATACACATTGCTGCGGGACGTTTGCGCGCGGAAATGAACTGATGCCGCCTGCCCGATGCCGTTAACAAAGGTCCAATCCGCAACGGTCTGTGCCTCAGTCGGATATGTCGAGAAATCCCAGATGGCGTTATCGTAGGTCGCTGCCGGGTTAACCGCCGCCGTTGGCGTGCCGAGCGAAGCGTTGGCCTTAAAGTCTGTCGAGATGCCGACCGCAGGGCGAGAGTCCGAACCCGTCGTGACCAGCGGTTGAATCATCTTCCACTGTTTGAGCCGGCCCTTCTCGCGGAAATATTGGTACGAGGTCTGCCCGACCGCATCGATGGCTTGATCGTCGTCGGCTGCGCCAACATCAGCTTGGTGCAGCGTGCCGTCATTGCTGCCGAAATAAAGATTGTCGTTGAACACTTCGAAGCAGTTGGCGTTCCAGCCCTTGAAACGGCACCACGCGCCAGTCAGCGTGTTCATCACGTACTGATGGGACTCACTGCCTTCCGCAATCGGCACGTTGAGAATTGCCATCGTGCGCTTGGCATAAGGGATAAGCTGCCAGCCGAAATTATCCTGATACTGGCTCGCCGCCGCGTTCATCGCGTTGTTGATGTTCGCGGTGATGGCGATGCCCGCTGCCGCGCCGCGATCCGTCGTCAGCGCCTTAGACAGCGGCAGCACACCATCAATATTGACCAGCGCTACGTCGCCCGCGACTTTGGTAAAGCAGCGGCGGCCCAGCGGAGCGCCAAGGTCGTACACGCCGACAAGCGCCCAATCATCGGTCGATGAAGGATCAGTGCCACGATAGACCGCCACTTGCCCGCGCGAGGTGATGAAGACAGCGTGGTCATCCGACCCGTTGCCGCCATCATGCGTCCATGTGGTCATCGCGACCAGATAGCCGCCTTTATTGCAGACAGCGCCGAGCGGGAATTTCGCAGCGGTGCCGGATATTGAATTGACTGGCAGATAGGCCGCGTCCATCGAGTCGCGGACCACAAACCAGAGACGGTTCTGATGCGCGTTGACGTGGATAAAGTCTTCAGGGGTAATCCCCGACCCCGTAATGGTCGGTTCTGACCATGCGGAGCCGTTGTAATTCTGCGGCGGGTCTTCCCCGTTGACGCAAACAAGGTAATGACCGCCCGAGGTGGTAAAGTTGGTGTATTGCCAGCGAGCATTAGATAGGCCGGTGACAACCTCAATTGCAGTGCCGATCAGTGAACAATCGTAAATGCTGCTATCCGCAGCGGAGAACATTTTGGAATTGCCGACAAGCCCGGCATTGTAGACCATCAGGCTTTCAATCGGCCCATCGCTATTGCCGATCGAATAGGGCCGCGAGCCGCGCCGCACTTCGATATAGCCCGGCTGCGGAAACCAGTTATCCAGCACCAAGGCGCGATCAGGCTTCATCGCCGCTATGGGAGAGACTGCATCCCAGCCGCCAACGGGCGCGGGAATCGACTCGCCGGTAGACACCCGCCCTTGCGGTGCGGCTTTAGGGCGAAGTGGCCTGCGCATTAGATCGTCCAGGAGCCATCAGGAATGGCCGGGACTTCGTTGCCCATGTCGCCACCCATATCCACAACGCGATTGCCGCCGTCCGGCCCGAACACCGCAACAAGCGCGCCTTCATAGGTTCGCATTTCCTCCGAGTAGTCGAAGCCCTTGGCCTTGAGAAAGCGCCACTTGACGCCGAGCGTCACAATGTCTTCATCGATCAGGCATGTGTCGTCGTCGGCAGTGAAGGTTTCCTTGGCCGTTCCAGCCGATGACTGCACCCAATATTTGCTGATGTATTCGAAATAGATAGAGTCACCGGCATTCGGCGTGGGATAGAACAAGATCGCATCGCCCCGAATGCGGAATGAATTGCGCACGCCGACTTGCGCCCCAAGCGAACGCTTGCGCTGCCAATCCGTAGGCGACAACGGGCCATCCACAGGCCAATGCTGCGTGCGGTTGTTCATTGAGCCGTCAACCAGCCGCTTGAAGTCAGCCGCCACAGTGCTCAGCGTGGTTTGCGTTTCGGTCGCAACGGTCGTGAACGTCGCCTCTTTGGTCAGGGCCTGCCAATCAAAGCGCCGGATCAGGTCTTGCCCCTCACGCTTCGCGAGCGAGAGAAGCTGAATGGTCAACTGATCCGAAGACGTGATGACGGTGCTCGGGCGAACAAGGTTGAGATCGGTCGCTGCATCCCGGATGATCGTCAACAGCGACATATCGGCTTAGTCCTTCTTCGGGCGTCCGGGCTTCTTCGGTGCGAGAGCCAGCACCAGCGCCGCCACGTTCTGGCTCAGGTCGGCAATCTGCGTCTTGACTTCCGCCAGATCGGTTTCGCTGGCGTATTTCTCGGCTGGGCGCGATCCAATGGAAGCGCTGGCCTGCGAGACCATCTCGCGGGCCTTCTCGTCCTGCTGCATTTTCTTGAGCGCCAGATACTCGTGCGCCGCCTTGCGCAGCGTCAGAGTGCCGTGACCGAGCGCCTGACATTGCGCATCGTTCAAAACGGCCAACTCTTCCATGTTGTGAACATTGCGCGCGGTATAGTGCGCTGCGCGTTGCTCATCCACGCCGCTTAATTCCGTGAGCGGCGTTCCCTTGCGGGGCTGCATCGGCGTGCCGTCGCAGTAGGAATCCCATTCGGGCCGGAACCGGGCCATATGCTCCGGCGTTACCTTCTTGATGATCGTGTCCTTGGCCCCGACGAACGAGATTTCAACGAAATCCCGATCATCCTGGCGAAAGAAACGCGCGTTTTGCGCCATCGGTTGCACTTCAGGCAAATCGATATTCAAACAGCACCTCTATGTAAGAGAAAAGCGGGGAGCCGAAGCCCCCCGCCCCTATTTCGCTTAGTCGTCCGCGCCGTCAGTGACACGCGGGTAGAACAGTTCGACTTCCGCAAGGCCAGTGGCCGGCGTGTCGAGAGCCGACGCGCCTTTCATGCCCACGATGAAGTCGCCCGCCACGTCAGCGTCATCGATGCTGCCGGCGGTCGAGGTCAGATAGCAATCGCCATTGTCCGCGAACGAGGCCAGAGCCTTCGCCGCGCCCTTGCCGAACACCTGATACCAGCCGTACTGGTTGGCGATGTTCGCTGACATGGCCACGCCGATCTCGCCCTTGTCGTTGGCGGTCGCTAGCGTGGTCGTCCAGCCGTCCTGATCGAACAGGACAACCGAGCCAACCACGGTTGAGCCAACGCCCTTGGCATAGACGAATTCGCCTTCGCCATACGCGGTCGCGCCGGTATCCTTGGCACGAACGCGCTTGCCGAGTTCATGGTTCTGCGTGGTGGAGGTGTCAGCGATGCGCTGAATCGCGATCTCGGGAGTCGAGACGCGGTAGCTACGAGTATCAGCCATTGTTCATTCCCCCTTAGGCGCAGACCACGGCCTGACGGGCGCGGTTGGATATCGTCATGTTGCCCGCCCAAACAACGGGCATCACCATGGCGTCCTGGTTGACCGAAGACTTCTCGCCCAGCGGCTTGAACTCGCGGCCCTTGGCGGGACGCAAGAACAGGTAATCCGTGTTCAGGAAGTACATGTGCGAAGCGGGGCACTGGTCGTCATAAACAACCGGAACGTTGCCCTGATAGACAAGGTTGGTGAAGCCAACGCCCGCGCCCTTGTCGTCCATGAAGCGCTGGTTCGGCGTCAGGGACTCAAGGTAGTAGAGGTAGTAGACCGAATCCGCCGGGATAATGTCCGGCTTATCCGAGCCACGGATCGTGTTGATCCACGCCAGGTTCATCGCGTGCTGGATCGTGGTGGCCGACGCCGTGACCGCGTTGGTCGAGAAGTCATAGACATAGTTGCGCCACCACGAATAGGTGGAGCCGCTGATGCCGCCGACCGAGTTGGTGTTCACGTCCGCCACAAGCAGCTGAAGGCCGCCGATTTCCTTGGACGAAGAACCCGTGCCATCGGCGTAAAGGCCGGTCGCAACGGTGTTGGTCAGCGACTTCTCAAGGTTGCGCACGCGCGACTTGAGCAGGTTGTGGATCGCTTCTTTGCCGGAGTTCTGAATCTGCTCAAGGCCCGTGATGACCACGTTGCCGGCGAGCTGCTTATAGTTGAACTCCGCAGCGGTGAAGGTCTCGGACGGCGAAATGTCCAGAGTCTCGGCGCCGCTGTAGTACATGACCGTCGAGTTCTGAGCGTATTCCAGCTCCTGAACGATCGTGCGGCCGGTCGCAACCTGCTTGTTGCCCTTCTTGTTGATCTGACGCAGAAGAGCGTTATGGTTCGTGACGTTATCCGCCAGCTCGCCGGAATAGCCCTGCAAGGTGGTGGTTACGATGTCCGTGAAGGACGAGTTAGGCGAAGCCATCTCGGCTTGCTCCTATGATGGAGCACCCGTCAGTCTGCTAACCCCGCGCGAGCCATTGCGCCTGCGATATGAGCATCCAATCCCTTCAATGAAGCCGCGCCCTTTGGCGAACCATCAGACGACTTCACGGGCTGCGCTTTTTTGGCCTTTTCGACGGCCGCGAGACGCGCCTTTTCAGCATCCGCAGCGATCTTGGCTTGTTCGGCCGCAATCGTCTGCTGATACAGTTCATCATCGAGACGAACTGATTTGCTGTAAGCGTTGTCCCAAGTATCGGCCTGCCCGGATGCAACCAGTTGGATCATGGCTTGGCTGACCCGCGCAAAGTGCGGGTATTTAAGCTGGCCACTGTCGTCCTTGGCTTGTCCGAGCGCGTCAAATTCGGCTTGCGCCCGCTGGCGTTCATGAAGAGCGGCTTGCTCATTCATCTGGCGCAACTGCTGTTCGAGGCTTGTGACCTTCTGGTGCAATTGCGGAACGACTGGATCGGCCACGAGGGCGTCACCAGTTTGTGAAATCGGAACACCCAGCGCGGTCAGCACATCAGCGACCGGGATTTGCCGGTGCTGAACGAGGTAAGCGATGGCTCCGGCGCGGTCCCGTGGGTTTCCTGACAGAAGGTTGCTTGCCACCTGGCCCGACTCCGCAATGAACTGCTGCGGTGTCATGCCCATGTGCTGAAGCAACGGGTTCAGTCGTTGAAACTCTCCTAGAACCGGCTCGATGCCCTTGCGCGTCTCGGCTACTTCTTGGGTCTTCCGTGTGTAGTCGGCTTCCATCGCCTTCGCGCGATCGGCCACAATCTCTTGGGCTTCACGCGGGAGTGCAGCGAATTTGGCCTTGTCCGCATCAGACCATCGTGCCGGCGGCTCAATAGGCTGCACGGTCGGTGCAGGTTGAGCAGCGGGGTCTTGCGCGGGTTGTGCCTCGGCCGGCGC